GACCTTTCTGAACTAACGCACTCAGATCGGCAACGCTAATCAACGAGGATTTCCCAATGACTGATCTCACGCTCGATCAAGTGAAACGGGCACTGCCTGTGAACATGAAGACGGCTGCCAGCCAGAGCCTGACGGATCAGATCAATAATCTGGTCGCAGATCCTCTGATTGCTGAGCATATCCGGGAGCACTTCGTCACCTTCGCCGTCGTGCTTCAAGAAGGCAAGTGGGGTATGGAGGCATATATCAATGCCATCCAATACGTGACCTATAAGATGATGGGCTACACGAACCAAGACTCCTACTTCCGCACGTTCCCCCAACGTCAAGCCGATTTCATCACCAAAGGCACGTCAGCTAAAGACATTGCTGCCTATGTGGCTCAGTACCATAAGGGTAAGTTGGTGAACGCGATCTTGGAGAAATCCTTGATCCCAATCCACCTGCTTTATCAGGATACCTATTTCGCAGCTATCAAGGTTCAGGCTGAGCTGATGAACACGGCAGTCAGTGAGAAGGTTCGCTGTGAAGCTGCCAACTCGATCCTTACTCATCTTGCCAAGCCCAAGGAAGCTGCTGTTCAAGTGGCTGTGACTGTGAACCAGACAGCCGAGATGGATGCCATGCAGACCATGTTCGCCAATCTTGGTCGTCGTCAGCTTGAGCTTATCGCTGCTGGTGTGCCTGCTAGTGAGCTGGCTGCTCAACGATTGGTGGAGGCTCCTGCTGAAATGGGTGAGACTATTGGGGGAACCGCAGTTATCTTGGAAGGGAATACCTAATGGCACTGATCAAGCAAGAGTTGGATGAGTGGCTGGATGGTGTTGACTATGCCAACCTGAATTCCACCAACTTCATCCCCTCATCCTTCAGTCTCAAGTTCATGAACTTCATCAAGCTCGTGAATGGCACCGAGGGAGAGCAGCATAAGACGCCCCCTGTGCATCTGGCCATGCTCGATAAGATCGTTGGACCAAGTTCCTATATCGCCAACCTATGCTTCCGTGGTGCAGCCAAGACCACCTTGTTTGGGGAATACTTCTTCCTCTATCTGGGTGTGTTTGGTGAGCTGGATGGTTTCGGGGAATTGTCCGGTGGCATCTATGTCTCGGATAGCATGGATAACGGTGTGAAGAGCCTGCGTCGGAATATGGAGTTCCGATACATCAACTCACCGTTCCTTCAATACTGGCTCCCCAAGGTCACATTTACGGATGCTTATATCGAGTTCGAGAACCGGACAGGCCACAAGTTCGGCCTAAAGATGTTTGGTGCAAAGACCGGTCTTCGCGGTACGAAGATCTTCGGCAAGCGTCCCGTCATCTGCGTGATGGATGACCTTGTGAGTGATGACGACAGCAAGTCCAAGGTGTCGATGCAGGCCATCAAGGATACGGTCTATAAGGGTGTGAACCACGCTCTCGATCCAACGAGGCGTAAGGTGATCTTCAATGGCACACCTTTTAATAAGGACGACATCCTTATTGAAGCGGTGGAGTCGGGGGCTTGGGATGTAAACGTATGGCCCGTCTGCGAGCGGTTCCCGTGCGAGGAGGCAGAGTTCTGTGGGGCATGGGAGGATCGTTTCACCTTTGCTTATGTGAAAGAGCAATATGAGATGGCCACCAAAACTGGCAAGCTCAGTTCCTTCATGCAAGAGCTTATGCTTCGGATCACCTCGGAAGAAGAACGCCTCGTACAGGACGAGGATATGCGTTGGTATGACCGAGCCAACCTGCTCCAGAACCGGGAGAGCTTCAACTTCTATATCACCACTGACTTTGCCACATCGGCAAAGCAAACGGCTGACTACAGTGTCATCGCTGTCTGGGCCTATAACGCCAACGGTGATTGGTTCTGGGTCGATGGCATGTGCGAGAGGCAGACGATGGAGAAGACCGTCGATAAGCTTTTCAAACTGGTCCAGTTCTATAAGCCTCAGCAGGTCGGCATCGAGATCACCGGACAACAGGGTGCCTTTATCCAGTGGCTCCAGAACGAGATGCTCAATCGGAATATCTGGTTCAACTTCGCAAGCTCGCATGGATCTGCTGCTGGCATCCGACCGACACAGGATAAGCTGACTCGTTTCAATGTGGTCGTTCCTTGGTTCAAAATGGGGAAGATGTATTTTCCCCAGCAGATGCGAACCAGTGTAATCATGGGCCACTTCATTGGCCAGCTTCGTCTTGCCACCGTGTCAGGTCTGAAAGGCAAAGATGACTGCATAGACACGGTCTCAATGTTGAGCTATCTGAAGCCTTGGAAGCCCTCTGAGTCTGCACCTGCCACACCCAAAGAAGTTGATTATTGGGAAGAGCACCATGACGTTGGCGAGGCAAATGCACTATCGTCTTATATTGTATGATCGGGGGTTATCATGAAGCTATTGTCTGAGCTGTATGCTGACCTCTCCTACGGCGAGTTGTCGAATACAGCAGTCGGTTTGGATGGTGCTGGGACGATCCGTGAACAGGATCGTCCCAAGATCGTGAGCTATTTGAATGAGGCTCTGATCCGTATCCATTCACGCTTTTTGCTGCGTGAGAGTGAGGTGCTGATCAAGCTCTATGGGCACATCACCAATTACCACCTTCTGAAGAAGTATGCTGAGAGCCAGCAGGAATCAGAAGCTGAAGGCTTCGCCTATATCCGGGATCTTCTTGGTGAGCCTTTTCAGGAGGACGTGATCAAGATCTTGGGAGCCAAAGACTCCATCGGTCAGGAGTATGTGCTCAATGATCCTGACGATCTGAACTCGCTTTATACGCCCCAGATCAATGTGCTTCAGGTTCCACGGCCAATTCCCGGTGTCATGATCTCTGTGCTCTATCAGGCCAAGCATCCTCAGATGCGGCTCGAAGATCTTAATGGGGAGGAGGGAACCAACGGGATCGATATTCCTGATGTTCTCTATGGTGCTTTGAAGGCTTATATTGCATATAAGGTCTTCAGCCACATGAACACCCAAGAGTCTACGGCCAAAGGCCAAGAGCACCTTACGATTTATGAGGCCATCTGCACTGAAGCTGTGGACCGGGATCTAATTGGTATTGCCATGTCCTCATCCAATAATAGCTTCGAGAAACGGGGTTTTGTCTGATGCGATCTTCCTTTGACCCTCTTGGTTCGACTGCCCTCATCATCGATAAGCTGATCGGCAATGCCTATAGTATCGTCGAATATGTGGCCAAAAATATGACACATGTTCGGCGTGCCAGCTTCTATATGAAGAACATCTATGATGCCTCACAGCGTCTGACCAAGCTGGTGCCGTTCACAAGTCCAGCAATTGCTGGTGCTTCAGTTGATGTGCCATTGCCCAATATCATTTTGGAAAGCGAAGAAGGTGTGACCTCAACAGCCACATTGCTACTGACCAACGTCGTTGGTTGGCGTGTGCTTCTGGAAGGTGCCGACGGCATCATCTACGCAGCCGATAGTGCCATGTGGACTGTACAGCTTCATCCAGTCACAGGGTTTCATGTGACGTTAGCTGACTCAGCTCCACCCAATTTCCTTGGTCGCCCAATGAAGCTTCTGGTTGATTTCACAGTATAACACGACGGGGGTTATATAAAATGACTGGCAATAAACCATATTTTTCAATCAATGATTTTAATAATCTTGATTGCCGTAGTTCTAGTAAGGCTATCGACCCTATTTCGCTCCAAGCAATCTTGAAAGAATTTCAAGGTTGCTTCATAGGCGGGTATGTTGATGATGTCACAGCTAATAAAGTAGTGTTGTCTAAAAAAATTACACCATCATTAGGCACACTTTATTGGAACACTTCTTTGAATAAATTCAAAGTATGTGTGGATATTAATCCTACCGTTGTATGGCAAAATTATGATTTGTCGGTTCAAGACATAGTTTCACTCGTAGAAGCGGATCGACTTCAAACTGGTGCAGATCGAGCAGCAATTTCCATTTTTGTAGAGCAAGCTAATGCCTCTGCTGCTACTGCTAGTTCGGCTGCTCAGATTGCTCAGACTGCTTCCACCATTGCCACTTCCGCTGCTGCCAGTAGCGCGCCCGTAATGACAGTGCTGGGCATTTTGGCGACCGACGATGCTTTGCCTCCGTTTAGTGGTTCAACAATCGCAGATGGGACGACTGTGGTAGGCGCTTTGCAAGCGTTGGAAACGGTGGTTGAAGGCAATATGGACACTATTTCTTCCCCCAGTGGCG